ATCGATGCGCGTGTGTGTGTGTGCTACCCGTCTCACACATTCGCCTAAAGTAGCACAGGAGCAGGGGGGTTCCCTTCGGGAATTCAGGGTGTTCGCGAAGGATGTCCTAGTATGGAGGTAACGATTGAATAACCTCTTACCGACAGGGTGTCCTCCGAACACCCTGAAGGACAGCCCTTTCCTTAGTGAGGGAGCGAAGCGACCGAACATCGGTCGCTAGACCGATGTGAGGGAGCTGAGCGACCGAACTACAAGAGAATCTCTTATGAGATTCTCTATAAGAGCTTCTCCTAGAGAAGCTCTACCATAGAACAACCCCTAAGGGGGGTTGTTCTTAATAAGTACATGGTAATACGAGGCTCCGCCGAGCGGAGTCCTCACGACGCTCGGCTCTTAAGGAGCCTCGCTAAGGGGCTCCCATTGAATGCGGCTGAAGCCAAAAGCGTTATCCTGAAGATGCTCCGGACTGGAGCCACGGTCAAGGCCTGCATGCAGGCCGTCGGCAAGACCGAGAAGTCGTACGAGTACTACATGCGTTCTGACGCTGAATTCAAAAGAAGCGTCAGTCAAATACGGGATTTACTGGCTGGTGTTGATTCACGGTCAACGGTGCCGGAGTTTCCGGCATTCTCGAAGAAGTATTTCGGAATGCAGCTATTCCGACACCAGCTCCAATGGGTGGACCTACTCGCCGGTGACGACCCCCGCGACCTCCACCCGAACCAGGTGTACGAGCGCAACAGCCCCCGGATGGTGTGTGTGAACACACCCCCCTTCCACGCCAAGTCCATGACCCTCACGATCAACTACGTGACCTGGCGGATCATACAGAACCCGAACATCCGGATCATCATCGTCTCCAAGACGGCGACGATGGCCAAGAAGTTCCTCAAGGCCGTGGGCGAACGCCTCTCTTCGGAGAGTCGCCAGTTCGCCGAGCTGAAGGCGGACTTCGCGCCCGTGGACGGGTTCGAGGGCAACGGCGCCCAGTGGCGCCAGGACATGATCTACCTCAACCCGGACCTGCGGGACCGGGGCGAGAAGGACCCCACCGTCGAGGCCCTGGGCATCGGTCAGCAGATCTACGGTGCTCGCGCCGACCTGATCATCATGGACGACTGTATCGTCCTGGCCAACGCCCACGAGTTCGCCAAGCAGATCGACTGGATCCAGAACGAGGTCATGACCCGTCTGGAGCGCAACGGCCTGTGCCTGCTCATCGGTACTCGTCTGGCGGCGGTGGATCTCTACTCGGAGATCCGTAAGCCGATCTACTACGCCAGCGGGCAGAGCCCCTGGACGTACCTGACGCAGCCCGCGGTGCTGGAGTACTCCGCCGACCCGAACGACTGGGTCACCCTCTGGCCCGAGACGAACGTCCCCCCGATGGACGTCGGCCTCGGTGTGCCGGAGCCGAACTCCAGCGGCATGTGGTACATGTGGAACGGCCCCGCCCTGGCGGAGGCCCGGGACGGGATGTCCGCCGAGAACTGGGCTCGGGTCTACATGCAGGCCCAGATCTCCGATTCCATGACCTTCACCCAGGCGATGATCGAAGGGTGCACCAATGACCTGCGAATCCCGGGACCCATGGTGGAAGGCAGGCGTGGGCACCGTCCGGAGGGCATGGCCGGTCTCTATGTCATCGGTGGCCTGGATCCTGCTCCGACCAACTACACCGCGGCGGTCGTCATCGGAGTGGACCGAACCACCGGCAGGCGATACCTGCTCGACGTCTGGAACAAGTACTCCGCCCTCCCTTCCGAGACCCGGGACCTGATCAAGGCGTGGACCGTCCGGTACGGCATCCTCGAATGGCGCATCGAGGAGAACGGCCTGAACAAGTACATCAGCCAGGACGAGGAGACCGTCCGCTGGTGCCGCTCCCGGGGAACCGGGGTGTTCGGCCATCAGACGAACCAGAACAAGTGGGATGCCCAGTTCGGTGTGGCCACCATGGCCAACCTCTTCATGGGCTACGAGACCGGCATCTCGATGATCGAACTGCCGCACCGGAAGAACCATCCGGGCGTGCAGGCTCTCGTCGAGCAGCTGCTCTCCTGGTATCCGACCCCCGGCACGAAGAACATGCCGACACAGGACACCGTGATGGCCCTGTGGTTCGCCGAGCTGCGTGCGCGCAACATCGCCGACGAGTGGGACCAGACCACGCACCTGGAGTCCTCCTACCGCAGCGCCATGGACACCGAACGACAGGTGACCGTGGACATCGACGCCTTCCTGGCCCGACAGCACCACGGGGACCACGAGGTGGTCCTGCTCGACGACTGGTTCGCCAAGAACCCGTCGGCCACGAACCCCGGCTCCTGGAGGTGACCATGTCCAGCTTGAACACCACATGCAAGCTGTGCGACGCAGTGGTCCGCGTCGAGGCCACCATCGAGGAGATCCGCACGATGGACACCTTCCAGGCGTGCGCCCGGCTGGGTGTCGCCTTCGACCAGCATCTGACGGATCACGTCGAGGGCATCATCGCCGTGCTGGAGAACGCCCGTGGCTAGGAACATCGAGTCGGTCAACAAGTACGTCCGCCAGATCCGGCTGCGCCAGTACGCGCGAGACATGCGCATGAGCAACGTCCGGGCCGCCCGGTCCGGCGAGGTCTCGCACATCATGCCGGGAATGCTCCCGGACATGTGGCCCAAGCCGATCGTGGCCAACCTGATCGACATCTCGGCCCGCTTCACGGCCGAGCAGATCGGGACCGTCCCCACCATCTCCTGCACCTCCGGGGTGATGGTCTCGGACCTCCAGAAGCGCTACGCCCAGAAGCGTACGCTTGTCGTCCACCACTACCTGGGCGAGAGCCGCCTCAAGCAGCAGCTCGTCCCGGCCGCCGACTGGTACGACACCTACGGGTTCGTCCCGCTGATCGTCGAACCGCACATGGGCGACGCCTACTGTCCTCCGGGTCCGCGGTTGCGCTACGAGAATCCGATGGGCGTCTACTACGACCTGGACGTCTACGGGACCACCCGCTGCTACATCAAGGTGTACGACGAGGACGTGGCCGTCCTCGCGGCCCAGTTCCCACATCTGGCCAATAGTATCGTCCAGGACGCCTCGGAACTGACCTCGGGCACCCGGGTCGAGATGGTCTTCTACATGGACTGCGATCAGTCCACGGTCTACCTGCCGCAGCGCAACAACCTGGTCATCAGCTCGATTCCGAACCCTTTCGGCCGGGTGCCGGTCTTCGTCGCCGAGCGAGCCCGCTTCGACGACCAGACCCACGGCTCCTACGACGACGTGGTCTGGATCCAGCTGGCCAAGGCCAAGTTCGCCATGCTCGGCCTGGAGGCCGCGGAGAAGTCCATCAACGCTCCGCTGGCCATCCCGGCGGATGTGCAGAAGATCTCGATCGGTCCGGATGCCGTCATCCGCACCAACAACCCGCAGTTCGTCCGGCGGGTCGGCATGGAGATGAGCCCGGCGGCCTTCCAGATCGGCGAGCTTCTCAACGACGAGGCCATGGTGGGTGCTCGCTTCCCCGAGGGGGCGACGGGCAAGTCGCCCGGCTCGGTCGTGACCGGCCGTGGCATGGACTCCCTGATGGGCACCGTGGACACCAAGGTCCGCGTTGCGCAGGACAACATGGGCGCCGCTCTCAAGCAGGCCCTGAGCCTCGCCCTGGAGATGGACCAGAAGTTCTGGCCCCGCCTCACCCGCTTCCTGCGGGTGCAGGTCAACGGAGCCACCTTCGAGGAGAGCTACAGCCCGGCCAAGGACATCAAGGGCGTCTACCAGGTGGACGTCTCCTACGGCATGGCAGCGGGGATGGACCCGAACCGGGCCATCGTCTTCCTGCTCCAGGCCCGCGGCGACAAGCTGATCTCCCGAGACTTCGCCCTGCGCCAGCTCCCGTTCGACATCAACGTCGATCAGGAGATGGAGCGTGTGGACACGGAGGAGCTGAACGACGCCCTCAAGCAGGGGCTCTTCTCCATGCTCGGCGCCCTGGGCGTCATGGCACAGCAGGGAGCGGATCCGCAGGATCTCGTCAAGAAGGCCGCCATGGTCATCAAGGAGCGCGAGAAGGGTGTTCCCCTTGCCGACGCCGTGATGAAGGCCTTCGCACCCACGCCACCTCCGCCGGGCTCTGTGCAGCCTGGTGCGAGCCCCGATGCGACGCAGGGCCTCCCTGGAGGCCCGCCGCCTGCTCCCGGCGCTGCACCCGGCGGAGGGGCTCCTCCTGGCCCTGGTGGGCCTCCAGGGGCCGCCCAGGCGCCACAGGGCCTCGGCCCCGGCGGCCAGGGAGTGATGCAGATGCTGGCCGGTCTGACCGGAGGCGGCCAGCCCAACATGACCGCCAACGTGATGAGGACTCAGCCCAGTGGCTAACATCAGGCTCGAAGATCTGCGAACGGCCCTGAGCGCCGAAGGGCTGACGCTGGACGCGGAGGATGAAGTCAGGCTCCTCCGTGCCTGGCGCAAGCTGGAGAACCCGGACGGCTGCCCGTTCTGCGGCCAACACGTCCTCGTGGGCGTGCCCAAGAAGCGACGGGGTCAGGACATCCTGCTCACCGCCTGCTGCAACCAGAAGATAGGTTAGACATGGGATTCACTCCTGGTGGTGGCGGCTCGTTCGGCACCCCCGACTTCAGCGACGCGGTTCCCCCGGACCCGATCCGGCAGGGCGACCCGGCCCCGGAGGGCATGGGTCAGAACCGGGTTGACGAGCACACCTTCGAAGACGGCTTGACGCCGCAGGCGCGGGCTCCGATGGAGTCCGACTGGGAAGGCCTCGTGAACAACAAGGGCGGCCTGGGCGACAACGGCCCGGTGCGCGGCTACCGGCCGGAGCCGGTCGGCGGGACCTACAACCCCGGCCAGGGCACCTCCGGTCGTTCCAGCAAGGGCGCGGAGACCTCCGGCCCCACCGAGCGCAGCAACGCTTCCGCCTGAGGAGGATCCATGGCCAGCTCGTATGACGACGATGACGACGTACCCGACGCGGTGTTGGCCAGACTGATCCCCCGTAAGGCCAACCGATGGATCTTCGCGACCATCGCAGCCCAGTTCACCGAAGGTGTCCTGGAAATCGCCGCGGAGGCGATGCACGACGTCTCCACCATCCTGGTGCAGCGTTTCAACTGGGAGCAGGAGCGTGTGGAGATGTTCGAGAGCGTCGGTCGCGAGATCGAGGCACTCGACGAGGTAGAGGAGGGGCATGGTGCCAGCACCAGCTAAGCCCGCTCAGGTGAGTGGTCCGGGCGCCTATGCGCAGCGGACCGACGGTGGCCCAGCTCAAAAACTCTCGCAGCTAACCAATGCCAACTACGGTGAGCAAGCGACCTACCAGCAGGCCCAGCGTGGTGCGCCGATGGCGCAGACGCCGGGACCCTCACAGGGACCCCCTCCCTCGCAATACCCGCCCAATCCCGCCGCCGGGGCGGTGACGCCCTTCTCGGCGCCGACACAGCGCCCCAATGAGCCGGTGACGTCCGGTGCCGCCAGCGGGCCCGGACCGGGGCCGGAGGCCCTGGGAATCAGCCCCCAGCAGATCGGCCAGCAGGATGTCAACGGCCTCGCGGCCTACCTGCCCGTCCTGGAGTACGTGGCGAACCTGCCCGGCTCTTCACCGGGCTCCCGGCTCTTCGTCAACTACCTGAAGGCCAACGCCAATGCCAGCGCCCCCCAATCACCTGGCCAACCTCCTGGGCAATCTCCTGTACAAGGTGCAGGCGGATCCCCAGCTGCAACCCCTGGGCAAGGGCTTGGGCCTGGCGTTTGACCTGGCCCGCAACGCTCCGGTGGGCACGACCGCCAACGTTCCCTACTACCAGAGCGACGAGAAGAGGTAACGACCGATGGGCTGGGACACGACCTGGAGCTGGAACCCGCTGACGGACATCAGCGAAGCGGGCCACAACCTCCAACAGGGTGCAGGAGACGTCCTCGGGAAGATTCCCGGGGCGAACTGGACCATGTCCAAGCTCAATGCGCCGTACACGGCTCTGATCTCGCGTCCCATCTCCACGGCGGTCGGATTCCTCGACAACGAGGACTACAAGCAGCAGACGGGCCAATCGGCCCCGATCTCTGACCTCTGGTCCACCAACGCCTGGAGGCAGGCGTGGGACAACTCGGAGACCATGTCTCCGGGTCAGGCCATCACCATCGCCGGGAACTCCTTCCTTCAGTCGGGAAACCAGAACCCGGGCATCGCCAGCACACTGCTCAACGGCGGCACCCTGACTCCGGCCCAGTTGAAGGCCGGAAACGGTCCGAACCCGAATCTGGTGGATCCATACAACCAGAACGCCCGGGACCAGTTTTTCGCCAGCAACTCGACGGCCAACGTCGTCTCTGGCGGAATCGACCTGGGATACCGCGCGCTCGACCCCGCATCGGCGCTGACCAAGGCGATCCGGGAGAAGGCCACCATCGCGTCCAACGCCCCCATCCGGGGCGACATGACGCCGCAGGACGTCATCACGCGCCCGGACGTCCAGAGCTTCCTGGACGGGGTCAGCGGGAAGACCTTCACCCAGCTGGCCACAGACCCCCGCTTCAAGGCTTCCCCGGTGGGCTACAAGGCCGCTGCACTGATGACGGCCAGCAAGAGCCGGGACGCCGTCCAGAACCTCTACAGCATCGCTCTGGGGGACACCGGCTCCCTGGCCAACCTGATGAGCGACCGCGACCTTCTGGCCAACAAGATCGACGCTTTGAACCAGCTGGACCCGTTCGGACCGGAACTCTCCAGCGCTCTGGCTCTCTCCAGGGCGCAGGCGATCCTGGCCCCCCTGGAGACCGACCTGAAGTCGGGGGTATCCGACCTGAACTTCCCCGACCTGCTCAACGCCCAGGGCAAGACGGGTATGCAGGTGGCCCAGCATGCTCGGCAGGTTCTGATCTCCAAGGCCGCCGAACTCAACGGCGCCAAGGCCATCGCCGGGCAGATGACCCAGCGCACCCGCGTCGGCCCCTTGGCCGGGCGCGTGGCCGGGACCAAGGCGGCCCTGTCCATCGCCAACGCGCGTGAGGGCAATCCTTTCAGCCACTCGGTCTACCAGCCGAGCAACCGCCTGACCACCATCACGGACCATGTGGCCGACCCGATCATCCGGATCTACCAGTCGCTGACCGAGCCGTGGGCCGGTAAGGCCGTGGACTTCACCCGGGACGATTCGGTCAATAACGTCCGGGCCATGCTCAACACCTTCTCGGCGTTGGATCCCGCCACCAAGGACGCCATGCTCGCTCGGTACGCCAGGGCGGACCAGGGCGCCCGGCAGCTGACCTTCAACCAGATCGAGCAGCAGGCCTTGAAGGCCACCGCCGATCGGTGGGGCGTGCATCCCGAGCATGCCGAAGCGCTCTACAGCACCTTCACGGCCCGCCGGGCGACCGCCCTCCAGGCGGTCAACAACAAGGTCTTCGGGACTCTGGACCACCCGGCCCTGGGCGACAAGCTGGGGCCGCTGGCTCCCACCGGCAACGACAGCCATGTGGTGTCGGACGCCTACCTGATGAACCAGCTCTCCCGCGGGGCCATTCCGGCCCTCGACGGCCGAGACCTGGATCTGGCGCTCCAGCGCTCATCCGAGACCGGCATCACCCGCGCAGCCCATACCATGGGCCACGCCGGTGCGGGATTCCTCCTGGAGAACCTGGACAAGACCTACGGCCTGTGGAAGGGTCTGACCCTGATCACCGGCCACAGGGCCTACAACCACGTCGGTGACGA